GGCCCTAACATAAAGGGTCAACCCTGCCCTATAACTTATAAGCAAATCGCAGGTTATTATGAAGCCTCCCCAAACAGGCCCGAAGAGGGGTGGCGCAAGAGGCAACCCAGGAGACAATGATCTATTTCCTGCAAATGCAGAACACACCTTATTACAAGGTGGGCTGGACTGAGGTAGATCCGCAAGATCGCCTGGAGAACTTGCAGACTGGATGCCCTCAGAAGTTAGTGCTGCATAAATGCATCCCTGGCGGAACTGTGCGAGAGGCTTACATACACGCTGCCCTGAATGATTTTCACGCAAACGGAGAGTGGTTTATTATACCCAGGAGCCCTGTCCGTTTTATCCGTTATCAGCTTTGGAAGGCCGGTCAGGATGTTAGGTGTTTTGAAGAGCATTTAGAGCCCCTGCCCGATCTAAACAAAAGCCATCGTATCCCGCCTGAATACAACTGGGAGATGGAGATGATGAGGGCAAAGGATATTCCTTATAGCCGAATTATGGAAACTTTAGGGGTGAGCGACACTGCCATCAAAATGGCAAGCATCACCGAATATAAATACCGAACCATCCGCCAAAAATCGGAAAGAAAGAAACCAAAGAAACGATCATGAGCATAGAATACAATATCGTGCGGTTTGAACCGCAATTGAACTGCGCCTCTGACCCTAATTGCGACGATGTGACCGCAGTGGTCGTAGGCATGACGGCGACCAACACTGACACTGGAACCTCTGCGTATATCGACGAGAGTTTTAGGCTAGACCCCTGCATGCCGCCTGACGAGTTGAACGCTAAGGCGGAGACAATGGTCAAGCAATGGGCAAATGCCAGGAACTGGTATATCAATTTGCAACGCCAGATCTATCAGCGCGATATGGCCCCTCGACCAATGCCAGATGACTACACAAAACCTGATTTCTCTAACGCAAATCTAGGTGCGGAATATTCAGAGATGGTCATTAACGAAACCAACATCAACGATCAGGAATTGGTCGAGGAGGTTTTCGGAGACGCTTTACCCACCCCAACGCCTGCCGAAGAACCTGCTGAAGCCCCAGAGACTCCCGCTGAATAATGTGGGAGGAATGGGCATTTCGACCTCATCCTGTCTACCCTCTCCCCTCTAGGGAACAGGTTGAGGTCGCTTGTTCGACCCCTGAAGGCGAGGCTAAGTTTCGGGAGATGATGCAGGCCAGGGGCGACAAGCTTCGCCTGGAGCAAGAGGATCCCTACTCTAATGGTTTTGAGCCACCGCACTGGGCAGAGGCTGATGCGTTATTAAAAGATCATAGCAATGTCCTGGTGAGCGGCGGGAATCGTAGTGGCAAAACCGAATACTGCGCGAAGCATGTCGTAAAGCATTTGATGAACAACCCTAAGTCCAGGGTTGGCTGCATGCATACGACTCATCAGTCCAGCCTACAGACCCAGCAACCAGTCATTTACAAATATCTTCCGATCAACCTTAAAGGGCGGAAGATTCGTAAAGAGGTTGAGAACATCAGCTATAGCCAGAAGAACGGGTTTAGCGATAATACGTTTATTCTGCCTAATGGCTCACAATGCTGGTTTATGCATTACTCGCAAGATCCGCGAGCCTTTGAGGGTCTAGAGATCGATCTATGTTGGGCTGATGAGTTGATACCTAAAAACCTCCTGGACACGCTCAAGTTTCGCCTTGTGACGAGGGCAGGCCGTATGCTCGTTAGTTTTACACCAGTGCTGGGAATGACGCCTGTCGTCAAAGAGTTCGTGAGTGGTGGCGAAGTAACTGAGTGGGCAGATTCGGAACTACTGCCTGGGGTTAATATCCCAGCAGGCCCTCCAGGCAAGATGCCCTACAAGATGCGGTGCAGAAATGACCAGTCCGCATGCATCTGGTTTCATACTGAGTGGAACCCATACAACCCCTATGAACAGCTCAAGCAGAGGCTACAGGGTCAGCATACCAACGAGATCAAGATCAGGGCTTACGGGTGGACTGAGAGTGCCATAGGTAATGCATTTCCCCGCTTTGGCGATGGTCACATCATCGACAAACAAAAGATACCTGAAGGCGGGAAGAACTTTATGGTTGTCGATCCTGCGGGATCCAGGAACTGGTTTATGCTTTGGGCAAAGTCAATCGATGATGTTCTATACATTTATCGAGAATGGCCCGATGCATCTATGGGTGAGTGGGCTATTCCTTCTGAAAAACCCGATGGTTCCCCAGGGCCTGCACAGCGGGCTGGCGGAGGTGGCAACTCGATCAATTGGTATAAGAAGCTGATTATTGAGAAGGAGGATGGAGAAGAGATCTTCCTGCGGCTTATTGATCCCAGGGCCTGTAAGGCAAAGTCCCTTGATGGGCGAGAGATCCTGGACGAATTAAAAACAGGCGAGGCTGGTATGTGGTTTGATCCAGCTAGTGGGGCGCAGATTCAGGCAGGCGTGTCCTTAATCAATGATCTTTTATATTATGACAATCATGAACCAATCGACGATGAAAACAAACCCAGACTGTTTGTGAGTAAAGAATGCAAAAACACGATATTCGCTTTGAAGGAGTGGACGGGCGCAGGCGGAGAGAAGGGAGCGACCAAAGATATAATCGATTGCGCGAGATACCTCGTCCAGGAAGAAAATCTGTTCACTCCAAAAGGCATACTAGGCACAAGCGGGGGCGCGAGTTATTAAGTGAAGCAAACGATATGAAATTCCCTAAATTGATTGGATTCAAGGAATGCAGGGCCTTAACGGGTTTATCAAACGGGCGTTTTCAATGCGGTCGTGCCGATCAAACGAAAGCGCAAATTAATCCACCAGCAAGTGGTGGAATATATGGAAAAACTATATGAGCGATCTCAAGGAGCAACTGGTCAACCTGTCGGAGGAGTATCAACGAGCGGGGGGAACCAGCGGAACTCATCATTATCAGACTAGGACTGATTCTGTAAGACTTGCCAGATGGCGAGGTCAGTCTGAGTCTGGACGCAAGGAGCAAAGATATCACGACAAGGAAAAGGTCTTCCCCTGGGACGGTGCGAGCGATACCAGGGTAAGACTGGTCGATCAACTTGTCGGTGAATACAAAGATCTCCTTGTCACTGCATTTCGCAGAGGAACTTTAAGAGCAGGAGCAACTGAGGCGAACGATGCTGAATCCGCTCAACTCCTGACCACCCTACTTCGATACTACAGAGAAAACCTGTTACAGCAGGAACTACATGAGGCTGCAAGCCTCCTGGCTGATTACGGTCAGCAAGATGGAATCAGTTTCCTTCAGGTAGGCTGGAGGACAGAGGACACTAAAAAGAAGATCCCTATAAGCCTGCCTGTATTGCAGCAGATGGCCCTGGCAGCAGACCCAGAGTCTATTGCATCACGCCTGCCTGAGTTGATTGCAGATGAGCTTTCAGAAAATGAAGCCATCGAGGCAATCAAGATGATCCTGAATGTAACTACAAGGGATGCCAGGAAAGGAATCAAAAAACTTCGCAAAGGCGAAGTGGTGATGATCCCCATCATCGAGACCACAGTCAATCAGCCTGACATCAGCGCATGCCGTCTTTACATTGATGTGTTTCTTCCGCCTGAAACCATCAACCTTGAGAACGCTCGATATATCTTTCGCAGGTATTACATGAGCGAGACCGAACTGCGGTCATATGGTTTTGATGAGAAGTTTGTCGAAAAGGTATTAAACACAAGCGATCACGTATCGCACCTGTATCAAAACAGCTTTAGTTCATACATTGCCGAACCAGGGTTCCAGGACGGAATGTATGAGATTGTTTATGCATACGAACGTAAGCTGGACGAGGACGGGATGCCCGAAATCGAATGCACTGTTTTCCATCCAGACATACACGACCTTCCAGGAAAGCAGGAGACACTGGACTATCTCTCAGGACGATACCCATTTGTTGCCTATCGGCGAGAGAACTCTGTCCAGAAGCTTGTTGAAACCAGGGGTCTTTCGGAGATTTGCAATACCTGGCAAACCGAAATAAAGACTCAGCGTGACATGCTTGCCGATCGTGCAAGCCTCTATGTGAATCCGCCGATCGTGCATGCAGCAAGAACTGGTGGTAATTACGAGTTCAAGCCTGGGTCAACGATTGCAGAAATGCGAGCGGGAGAAATCCGAACACTCGAACCCCCGCGATCAAGCATCTCTGAAAGCCTGGAAATTATTAACTATGTAGAGCGGCAGTGTAATGAGTATTTGGGCCGAATGGGCCCAGGTATGGATCCCACAGTAGTCGCTATCCGAAGGCAATCTACCGTTGATAATTATATGGCCTCCTGGAGCAAAGCATTTACCAAAATGTTTCAGTTAATGCAGGTGTTCCTAACCGACGAAGATATGGTAAGGATTGCTGGTAAAAGCCTGAACATGCCTCGATCAGCCAAAGAGATCCAGGGATCGTTTGACTTCAGAATTGTATTTGATTCTAGGGAACTTGATAGCGATTACCTAATGGAGAAGATGCAGGCCCTAACTACCCTGGCACTGCCTAACGATTCGGCAGGTGTTATTGATAGAGGTGCCCTTGTTACTGAGATCGCAAAGGCCATTAGTCCATCCCTGGCAGATGTAGTGGTGATGCCGAAGATTGGTGTAAGCCAGAAGATCTATCAGGAAGTAATGGGTGATATTATTGCAATGGCTCAAGGCAATGAGGTCCCACCAAAACAAAACGATCCAGCCGCAGGCACTAAGTTGCAATTCGCTCAACAGATCGTCCAGGGCAACCCTAAATACCAGGAGGCTCTACAGAACAATGCTGATGAGAGATTTGTTCAGTTGATGCAGGGCTACATGCAGAACCTACAGTTCCTGGTTCAACAGGAGCAAAACGCAATGATCGGTAAAACAGGAGTAAAACCACTGAATGGCCAGTAAAGATCCAAAACTAAAGAGGGCTGGAGTCTCTTCATACAACAAGGTGAAGCGCACTCCTGGCGGAAGTAAGAAGTTTGTGGTGGTCGCAAAATCAGGCGGAGAGACAAAGATCGTCCGATTTGGTGACCCGAACATGACTATCAAGAAAAGCAATCCAGCAAGGCGCAAGAGCTTTCGGGCTAGGCATAAATGCTCGACTGCAAAAGACAAAATGTCAGCTCGCTATTGGAGCTGCAAACAGTGGTGAAAGGAATGATATGCCAAAAGTAGGTAAGAAAAAATACCCGTATACTAAAGCAGGTAAAGCCGCAGCAAAGAAGGCTGCAAAGAAGAGCGGCAAGAAAGTCCGCAAAGGTTACTGATGGACGAGGAACAACTGATCGACGCCTTTTCGCAGATCAAAGGCAGTCCCGCCGATAAGGCTATCACTCAGATCCTGGAGAATGCGGTAGAGGCTGCACTGGCTACCGCAATCACCGCAGGCAAGAGTGATTCAGATAGGGCCTATGACTGCGGATGGGCAGCGGCAATATACTCATTCGCCGAACGCCTCAATCATTATAGAAAGTAGCGATTCACCCCTTCAATCGAAGGGGCTTTTTTATGCAAATTAGCGAAATTGCATTAATAGCATAAAAGTATAGCTAACCTCTGTTGGCACCTCCCCACAAATCCCCCAAAGTCAAATCACTTCGCATAACGCGATGAGCCAACTTGCTAGGCAGATAAAGAGCATGAGTGAAACCGAAACGGTTACGGAACCGCAAAATCTGGAAGGTCAATTAACAGACTTAATTGGCGCAATCATAAAGCCCGAAGAACAACCTCAAGAGGTTGCCGATACTGAAGCTGAAGCTGAAACCGACGAGTCGGTAGATGCAGACGTTGAGGATCGTGAGGAGGCTGAAGAGATTAATGATGTCGATGAATCTGATTCGGAAGAACCAGAATGGTATCAGAAAAGAATCAAGAGATTCACAAGGCAACTCCGAACAGCGGAGGCGGAGAGGGACGAAGCCCTAGCAGAGATACAGGCGATGAAGGAGCAGATGAAGTCTGCCCCTGCTGCCGAACCTTCACGGATCACCGCCCGATCAGAGAAAGATCTGATCGAGATGGAAA